TATAAGATCAACTGCAATTTTACCAACAGTCTCTCGTGTCATATAAATCCTAAAAGAGGTATCAATACTATGAAATTATTATGTGTATCATCACATTCTTGTATGAAAAGTGCAATAATTATCAGCAGGTAGAGAAGGCGCCGAAGAAAACAGTAGCAAAAAAGAAGAAATAATAGTTGAATAGTTATGCAGCAATTGACGATAATCGTCATACCTCTTGTTGCTGTGTGTGTAGTTAGAGAGGATTACTCTTGTTCACCATTGGTGAATGGTTTCTACCTTTGAAAGGGCTGTAATGGCAAAGAAATATTATGATAGCGGCATGATCAGCGAGAATCGCAATGCTGTCGCTAATCTTCCACAAGAAGTTATCATCAAACAATATCCAAAAACACATTCTATGAAATATTCAGAACTCGATGATACTATCCGTGTAATCGATAACCAAATTAAGTCTGATGCAACTGGTCCTAAGATTAAAAAATCGAAAATGCCAGAGAAATACTAGGTTGGAGAAATATTCATGCCTATTGGATTAAGACCAAATCTTAAAGCCAAAAAAATTGCCTATATGATTTTGGGTATTCCGTTAGAAAAAAAAGAAACGAAACCTAAAAGAAAAGTATATGCAAAACTTGGCTTTATGCCTGAAGACAAAAGCAAGTATTTATAAATACTTTAGTTGATTAAATAAGGGCGTAAATAAAAGATGCACAAAGAGAGAAGATAATTGACATGGGGATATGTAAGTCTTTTTCTCTCTTTGTGTGTACCAGGAGTATTATGAGAAAAACAATCGGCATGTGTTTTTTTATGGTATTTTTTTTGTCTTGTTGTTCTATAAAGAGTGGTGTGCCAGATATCTATATTTTAAATAATCAGAGTTTTAATTCTTCTGGTATGTATACAAGTTCTCTTTTTTTAACTACAAATCATAAAAATATACCGGTTGCATTCATTACTAATAAACCCATGATAATTGACTTAAATTCTATGCGGACTGTATCGGTTATAGGAAAGAAATCTATTTCACTTATTATTATTTCTGTATTATTGGTGTGTTTATCATATGTACATTATAAATATCATAAAAACTGTAAAAAGAATGATTTTTGGAAATAAGATGGCACGAAAAGTTCCCAAGACAAAAGCAGGCAAGAAAAGCAAAATACATCGAGTACTGAAAGAATTTAAAGATAGAGTTCTTTCAATTGGCAAAAGCAAAAAGAAAGTAAAAAGTCGCAAGCAGGCGATAGCCATTGCCTTGTCTTCTACTGGTCTTTCTAAAGAGAATAAAGAATCAAAAAAAGAAGAGAAAGAAGAAAAATAGATCTATTGCCACACTTTAATGATTTCTGATACTACCAGAGAAATCGAAAGACCCATGCTCAAAATGCCAAGAGTTGCTATAGCCACCTTTTGGCATTTATAAGTCCCTTCTGGTGAATGCAAAACTCCCTTGATGATATATCTTTTCTACTTTAGAAAATTTAAAGTATTCTTTCTTTTTTGTACTTCCATAAGTGATATACTGTCCTTTGTTAAACATGCCTTTACAAAAATACTGTTTTCCACTAATCCAAAACAAATCTTCTGGATTAACTTTAGATTTTTCTCTTTTGATAGACGGTGCAAAACCTTTTCTGTTTAATTGTAGAACTCTATTATTTATGTGTTTTTGTTGTATAATTTGTTCCTTGCGTCTGTTTTGGATAGCCCCTTTTGCTATTACAAAAGCGTCAGTTGAATGACTCTTTTCAAGCTTTAATTCATTTCTCTTGATGAATGTTTCATATCCATAAGTCACCCGCAAATCATCTACATCTTGCCAAAATCTTTTATGTATAATAGACATGAAAGTATTCGGTTTGTAACTTTTTGGCTTAGACAGTTTCATCCCTTTCTTATGCAATTTCTTATGACAAGCCTTATGAAGAATAGCAAGATTTTCAGCTCTGTTACTTCCAGCTTCATTTCTCTGTTTACAGTGATGTATATGACTTGGCTGTCCTTTAAAATCTTTACCACAAAGTTGACATTTTCCTTTCTCTCTGGCCATTAAATAACTTCTCATATTTTGATATTCATACATAGTTCCTTTTTGATAGTCTGTTCCTGAAATATCAGGATTCATAATTTTTTGAATATCAAAGTTTGCCACCTCAATAATTATTTTAGAAACAGGAAGAATCTTCTTGATTCTGTTAATAAGACTCAAATGTGTATCATATCTTCTTTGTACTGATGGTGGAAGCCATCCTTCTTTTTTTGATCTATTCAAAAATCTTGGTTTTCTATACCAAAGTCTATTTCTTCTATTTCTTCTATACATTCTTCTTTCAGTTAATCTTTCAGATGTTCTTCCATCTAATTTAACTGTTCCTGAAATCAATTCATCTTTTTTTGATACTACACTGAATCCAATGTTTCCATACCCAGAATCAATACCTAATATTATTTTTTGTTTTGTTTCCCCTGTTGGAACTAATAATTGGATAGTAAATGGAAATCTTTTGACAACTACTGCTTTCTGTTCTTTTAGTAATTTTTTTGCTTTTCTTGGGCTACAAGGCATTAAGGGTTTTCCTCGTAAATTCAAGATGTAAACTTTGACAGATACTCTCAAGTTCTGCCCCTCTTTACATTGAGGTTGATTCACTTCGGGATTGTTAGAAAGGGTTTTTAAGCTTTGCTCACCGAGAGTTTCCTCTCTGTTTAAAGGCAAAGCCATAGAGCTGTAAGCTTGTGAAGCACTCACAGGTATGTATGTATTTCTCCTATCTAACTTCTGCATAAAATTTCCTTTAAGCTCCCTAATCAACTCTTACGTTAAACATCACTGTTCAAGCCACTGAACTTGTTCAGTGGTAGTTGACTTGGCTCATTTATAGCCTTTAAAATTGTTATCAACTTTTCAATATGAGCTAAATCCATATTCTGTATCTCGACTAATTGTTTTATCTTATCCAGTTTTGCTTGTTCAAGATCCTTAACACTTTCCATGCGCCTTTCTTGAACTAATGCAATATTAGAAGCTGCACGAGCGTTGCGTTCAACATAAAGCCCTTCATCGGCTTTTGCCCGTGCATTAGCCAAATTAGTACGTGCTTCAAGTTCTTTCATAGCAACCTGTTCTTGTTGTTGTGCCATTTGCTGACGTGCCTTACTTTCTGCTTCAATAGACTTCATCAGAGTAGCTTTATTCTGTACGACAACATTTTCTAGTATTGCACTATCTGGAATAGCAACACCAATCTCTTTAAGTTGAATAAGCTGAGCAAGAGCAAATTTTTTCTGAACGCTGGTATTGAGTCCTTCTTCAATAGCACAGTCATAGGTACCAAATGCTTTATTATAAAATTGTGGTGCAGGTTCTTCATTGAGAATTCTTTTTATTTTACCAGGCGTAAAGTTATTTTGAATTATAGAAATCATGATACGACCGAGTAATTTCTGTGAATAATCAAGTTGATCAAAGAGGCCCTGCAAAGTAGTAAGTCCAGCACTTTGACGTAACATAGACAAGATTCCTGCCTTGTCATCAACCGCACTGCCCAATAATTCTTCATTCACACCAGAAATTTCTTGAATCTCACGACCAAGAATCTCTGAAAGCTGTAACATCGATGGCGGTATCTGTGGTGGCATAATTTGTTCAACATCAGTCATCATCGCTGTCTCTTTAAGCGCTAATCCTCTACCTTGACCAGCCATGAATACATCTTTGGGATTAACTAAGGCATTCTCTTTGTATTTCCAACCAGAGTTTATCTGAGATTCAAGAATATCAAGTTCAATAGCTTTACGACGATTATAAAGATATTGTGCATCGCGTATACCGCGTACTACACCTTGTATGCGATCAGGAAAATAAGGCATCTGTGGATTATAATAACCAAAGACTGGTACAAAGGGATAGGTATCTATGTTTAATGGATTACGATCGTCATAGAATACCTTGCCCTGTACCACAATTGCCATTTTTACAGTCGGGATTTCTTGATCCAAGACAGTAATTTGTGGATACAATTGTAAAAATCTCTTAAGAGCATCCTTATCGTGGCTTTTCCATTCATAACTTTCTCCTGATTGTGTATCAATTAACATCTTCTGCGTACGGAAGTCACGATAGTAAAATTCATCATACGTTAATAGATCATGAGTACCAAAGTTATAATTCTCTGGCATAAACTGAAACTTACCATCTTGCTTACTAGATGCTGGTAACTCATTAATATCTTCCGCAAATGTAGGCAATAAAGAAATTATCTCTTGTCTCCTTAAATAGGACCTCTTCCATAGACCATTACAATCTGAAAGATCTGATTTTCTAAAGTACGGATCAATCAAGAAAGAATTGTAACTGCAATTATCTACCCGAATATTCCCTGAAATGGGATCATTGCGGTAATCTATCCAGACCTGCATAAGATTTAAACCAGTAACCAATGCACCATGAAATGAGTCAGATACCGTCTCAAGAACACCCTCCTGGCTATTAATCCACATGAGTACCTTGGTGAATTGATCAGACGTAATCTCATCACCATTCTCTATAGGCGTAACAATAGTAGATTTTCTACCCTGCCTTTGATGACCAGAAATCATGTTGATGACACGCCTTATGCGATTGAAATTGAACTGCTTGCGACGATTTGCTGGGAGATTACCATAGACATCATTCCAAACATTCTGGTCGCCGGCCTCAAACCTGGTGTCTAAATCTGCCTCTGACCAATAACTTTGATTTATTGTAATGCTTTCATTATAAAAATGTTCCATTTGTGACAACATGGATTTGTCGTGCTCATTTAGGTACGATTCTCCAAGATTAGGAAATATTGCCATTGAACAATCCTTTATTGGCAATGTATCTGCCATTATCTCATAGTAAAATAAACTCTATGGCTTCAGTCTAGAATTAGGCATATACAAACACAAGTAATGTCAGTCCTCTCTATCTAAACATCGGTGGTAGATTCCAGCGAGAATCCCCGTAAAGCACTTCTTGATATCTTTTTTCAAGTTCTTCTGGAGAAGTATCGGTACGTGTCTTTGGGAGCGATAAACAGAGATATCGTAATGCGTCACAATTTGATACCAGATAACCATTTACGTAATAACAATTATCAGTTTCCACGGTTAAGTCGTATACCTCTTTTGGTATAACGTAGCGAGAGATTTGCACATTTTTTACTGCATGTTTTTTTAAGCACATATTTATCACATGAAAACACTGTTTTACAAATAACGCATGGACGCTCTTCAAAATCAATTCGATCAGATATTCTTTTTCTCGTTTTGCAGGCATTACTACAATACTTTCCCCACAAACAACCGGCTTGATATTCTTTTTTACAAAACACACATTGCTTTGTGTATTTAATTCCTTGCACTCCAGGCAATGACTTGGCATGCTCTCGATGCCACGCTCTTCCTTTAGGGCTCCTATGCCATTCCTTTGCTTTTTCACCCTGTGAAATAAGCATCTTTTTACAGGCATCGGATTGAGGCCACGAACCTTTTCTCGTCGCATGCCGGTGTCCATGTTCTTTTGCCGTAAGAAGTTCAAGATTGGTAATGTCATTATTCCTTGAATTGCCATCTTTATGATGTACAACAAAGCCAGCGGGAATTTTACCGAAATTCTTTTCCCAAATATGTCTTTGAACTGTTGTATATACTCCATTACCCGCATAACTGGTTCCCATATAGTATTTTGAACCATTCCATCTATAAATGAATCCGTAAAACATAACGGTTTTTTCATCTTCAGAGATAAGATAGTCTTCTTGAATCCTTTTATACCGTGTCCCTCGGTACATAATCCAAATATCTTCTTCCATAAAAAACACCTCAGTTTAGCATATGGCTCTAATAAGACTCCATATCTTAACGCATCAGCTCGAGAAAGTCCACTGTTTGTAAATATTTGATGCTCTGGAGTACATACTATTCTCGTGTTATTATATGTATCTATTGTGCATAAGTTAGATGAAGTTCTCTTATGAATGTTTAAAACGCGACGATTACCGAGCGGAGTTACCACAAAATCTCCCACGTTAATATCTTTTATCTCAACAGAACCGTTTGGGGTTAAAATATTCATATTTCCTGAAAAACATGCGTGGGAATACTGATCATGCCTGGGATGGTCTCGGTATACCTTCTTCTTCGAATCCCATTCTTTTCTGTAATTGTCTATAGCATCTATTAACTTCTTACACTTCTTCTCGTCGATCCATATTTTACTTAGAGAAGAGCGTACTGCTTCAATGCCATCGATGATAGGAAGATTAGGGGCAGTTACAAAACTGACGCCAAGTGATCGCGATTTTTCAAGCCTACTCATGCCAGTACCCAATTCACGTACGGCAATATCGTGAGGTGCAATATGCTTACCGTAGATATACTCTTTATTTTTAACGAGAGAGATGTAATGTTCCAGCCCTCGATCTGCATTCTCATAGTAATCTATAATGCGTATTGATTGACCAATAGTCTGAAAGAATATGATGACCGTAGAATCTGACATGCCAAGATCCCAGGCAGTATGTACAGGAAATCCTACCTCGTATGGTACATCAGTAATCTGGTTATTAAGTTTCATCTTATCGAGATACTTTGTATAATATGCACCTTCAACACCCGCATCAAAGGAGCATTTATATTCCTGCTCAAAGAGATCTTCTGACATCTCTTTACGCTCTTCAAAGAGTGCTTCAGCTGAAATATGCTTTGTATCATCAACGGTAAGTCTAGAGTAGAACCACTTATCAGATGCCTGTGCGAGCTGTGCAAGCTCCCAGAAATGATTACGACCTCTTGGCGTCGAAATAAAGAGAGCCCAACCGTCATTCGCTGCCAATACGGGTCTTAAGAATGACCAGCCTTGTGGATCTTGTAAACTAAACTCTGAAAATATACAACCGTATGGATTAGAACCGACAAGCGAATCAAAATTGTCTGATCCAGCTAATTGCAGAATCGATCCATTAACCAGCTCAATCTTCATTTCTGATTCATTCTTTCGAGCAATCAACTCCCGAGGAATATAATCGATAATTCGTCGGCCTTCAATATTGATACCATCCCACAAACACATTCTTGCCTGCCTGTACGTTGGAAACATATAGAAAATAGTACAGACCTTTTTAAGCATTTGCCGTATAGCCAGATAAAACGCGATGTGATCTTTTCCTGACCTTCTGGCCCAGCAAAGAAGTATTCTTTTAAAACCTTTTTCTTCAAGAGCATTGATTATGGGTATCTGATAGTCACGTGGTTTAAACTGATTAAGTTTTATCTTTGTCTGTATGTCCAAGATCGTCAGAATCCTTAAAGTTTGGCATTTCGATAGTTAGGCTTGTTAGTTTACTCGCTTCTTTGCTGCGCATAGCTTTCTCTTCTTCGTGTGATACTTTCCAGTCTGGATGATATTGGAACAGAGTTCTAGTAATAACGTTCTCGTTAGTACCATATTTCTTAAATGTTGCGAGTCTCTGTTTCCGTGCACCGAGCATGCGCATAGTCATTTTATGGGCGACTTTGAGCGATTCATATTTATCAATCCAATCGTAAAAAGTGCCTTCAGGAATTCCGTGATAGGAATAGAAATCTATGAGATCGAGGGCATCTTCTTGTTGAGCCCATTCGAGTAATAGATCTGCAAATTCTTGGATCCACTCTTTGGTTGGTTTAGCGGTCCGCCAGGACATAAGATCGCTCGATGAGGTGAATAGTCCACGGGGTTTTTGTCTGGCCTTCTTTCTTTTAGTAGGATTTATAGTTTTACTTAAAACTTTTTTATTCATATTTTCAATTCTTCTATAGTAAATTCTGTTCTTGGATTTTCATCATATATTTTTTTTGCGGTAATGGAAGAAATAAGGCAGTCATCGTAGTAGATGGTACCGGTTATACAATCTTCTACGAACTTTATGAGATTGGAGAGATCTGGTTTAAATATATGGTAAGACTTTTTGAGGTATTGGGTGGCAAGTTTTTTACTTTTGGGTGTTCTCAGGAAGAATATTACGTCTAGGTGTAAAGGTTTATTGTTTATGAGTGGTTTATCGTCATATTGTGATTCAATATATATTTTGGCATTAACTTTGAGTTGTCGTTGTCCGTCGAATACGCATCGTTTACCAACTCTGGGGCGCGCGAGAGCTGTTGGGTCACCGGGTATAGTGTATAGTTTCATGGAGACTCCTTTGGTGATAAATTTTCGGCCATCATAGCTAGATAGGGATTATTGGTAGTATCGTTTTCTGCTGCTTTTCTGATTTCTTCTTCAGGGTCTATATCTATATTTCGTGGTATATATACATTACAACTTTGGAATCGTTGATAAGAAGATTTGATATTCTTTTTTGAGTTTCTGATTTCTTGCAAATCTTTTCGTTGTTTCAGTTCTTGATATCGTTGTTTTTGTTGAACTTTTTCATCTTTGACGGCTTTTCGTTTTTGTTCTTCAACAGCAAAACAGGCCTTCAAATGGGATAGCTGTATTGGTTCAGTAGTCCAAGGCTCACTATCAAGTATAGTATAAGCTTCCTTCAAAAAGAGGGTCTTTTGATGGTTTATGGGTATATCATCTTTCTGAGAGAAGTATTTACAATAGCTGATAAATGTAAGTGCAGGTATTTCAAATACCTTATCATTAGCCAATGCTCTTTTTAGACAATAGGCTGCTTTTCTTAGTACTGAAAGATGATATTTTTCTATTTCTATTGATAATCGATCGCTTGGATTTAAAAACTTTATAATATCTTGTTTGATATCTGTCAAAACACGATAACCGATCCGCTTCGTAATCATACTACTTCCCCCTTGCTGAATTTCTTGGTTATTTGAAATCCCTTCAAGACCTGGGGGGCTGTGGATTGTAGTTATATTAGTATTGCATGTTATATTACTAACTTTAAATATATAAATATTATAATTTAAATTAACTAGAGTGAAATTTTCTAAATAGTGAGAATTGGGGTGTGTTTTCAGAGGGAGAGACCATAGCATAATGACAGATAAACCCACTAAAGCAGGTAAGAATTTGCTGAGAATCTTGCGTACCTGTGGATCTTTAAGAAGATTTTCATTTTTATGTGTATAAATGTTTGGATGATCTCTATACACATTAGTAGATTTTTCTCTTTGTATAGAAATAAGGCCGGCTTTTTCTAACCGCTTATTAATCATACATACATAGCGCCGAGAAGATTGAAGGTACGATCCTATGTGGTTCAAAGAAGGAAATACCCACTTAAAACGATCTCTCATATGAATAAGATAGTTATATTCTTTGCAAGCTATAGTTGGAAGAGATGCAACCCTGGCACATAAATCTAATTCTTCAGCTGTACAAACACAATTACCACATGCAACCAGAAACCTCTCAGCCTTTACTTTGCTGAGATTATACCTCTTTATCATTGTACGACGACCTGAATACTGCTGTGCTGCCGTACGCAAATCATACATCTGCCGCTTAGAAGGCAGCTTCTGACATACTCCCACGGCTAAAGCCGATGGGGTTCTAAGGTTTGGCTCTTTCATGCCACTATCCTCGTCGGGCAAGCCAGTTGCCCTTCTCCAATATCTCTGTCTATTGGAGATTGAAGAACGCCTTGATGTCTAAGCGAAATAACGAAAGACGCATTTACATCGGCATTTTCAACGTGTCCACAAGAACACTTAAATTTTTTTCTGTTTCTTTCACCAAGAAGTCCGCATCTTGAACACTGTTTAGAAGTGTATCTCGGATCAATCTTAACTACTGGAACGCCATGCAGCTTAGCCTTATACTCAATAAAAGTCTTGAGTTGATAGAAAGACCAACTGTTCAGGGCATACCTGTTTTTTCCACAATCTATTAA